TTGCTATCCAGTCGGTACTGCCCGATGAAATCCGCCGTAGTGTAGAGCATACCCAAAGATAAGGTATCTTTGTCAAGATGGAGGAGCTACGCAAACTCCGCTGGCGCGACTTCTGCGACGGCCTTGACAAAGACCCGCCTGACGACATCCAAAAGGAAGCCGAGCACATCTTCTTTGACCATGTTTTCCCAGAGTCCGTACTCACCTTCTTTCAGAACGTCAGCGAGCTACTCCTGCTCTATGAGGCTGCCCCCTCCGCACCTGCCATGAAGACCATTGCCGACGCCAAGTTCAAAGAGCTATTCAAACAGAACCCCATCCCGTTTTACGAGTCGCTCATACCAGCGCTCAAAAATATGGGAGCCGATCCTGAAACTGCAACCTTCTTAGAGGTATGCGCTTACTTGACTACCTACAAGTCGTAATCCGCCTCATTAGGCCAGAGCGGAACCGGAAGGGACAGCGCGTGCTCCAAGACTTCCATGAATACGGCCTGGGCCGCACTACCGACATCACGAACGCACTACCGCCACAGACCCCCTTAGAATGCCTCCAACGGATCGCCGACGTCCGGGCCATCCACTCCCTTATTGCCGGCGCCTCCGCCCGCCTCACCTGGAAGGTAGCCCAGCGCTACAATGGCATGGAAGTCCCCGATGAATTCCGTTCCCGCAACCTTGACCGCTACGCGGGGCATATCGTAGCTGACTACCTCGTACTGGGGCAGGCCTTCTTCACCGAAAACTTCACCTACGTCAGCCCTTTAGAGGCCTTCCCGGATACCACATTCAGCATTAAGCGCCCCAACGGCACCCCGCTCCAGTCAGCCTTTTGGCTCATGCGCCAGTTTTGGGAGCTCAATCGCGCCGAAACGCAAATACTCTTCCTCATGGGCGCCGCTGCCTTCCTCTACCCCAAAGACTCCAACATGCCCCTAACTGGCGACGAACTGGATCAGCTCCGCAAAAACCTCCAAGACAAAGTCCGAAAGGGTGGCGTCGGGGGGATTGAACCCGTCTCCGTACCCATCGAGCTCATCCCAGTCCCTATAAATAATGAGAAATATCAACTCATAGGAATCCGCACTCAGCTCATCCGCGAACTCTGTAATCTCTTCCAAATAGATAGCTCCCTCCTGAACGACCCTGAAAACAAAACCTATAGCAATAAAACCCTCGCCCTCAAAGCGCTCTACACCAACGTCATCATCCCCACCGCCTACGAAGTGGCGTATGCCCTCCAAACCCGCACCCTTGACTATGTCATTACGATAGAGACCTCCAACATTGAACTACTCCATGAAGACCGCGTCGCTCAGGCCGATTATGTGCTCACGCTCCTGGATGCCGGCCTTATCACGCCTGAACAGGCTAAAAGCCTCTTAGAGCTGGAGTAAATCCATGATGTCGTCAATACCCCGCACCACCCGCACCTCCATCCCATGCAGGCGCAAAAGATCATGCACCTCTGCCTGGCTTCCGCTAACCTTCCCCTTCTCAGTCTTCACCTCCAAAAACACCACCCGTCCCCGTTTCACCGCCACTAAGTCGGGGGCCCCTGGCAATAGCCCGGCCCACCGCTGCCGGCCTCGCGTGGACTGGTTTGGGATGTGCATTACCAGCCACCCAGCCGATGCTAAGGCCTGCACGATGCCCCGCTGGACGTCGCTCTCTTTGCGCGGGAAATATGGCCGTCTAGCCTTTTGCCGCAATCGCATGCCCAAAGTTAGCCATTTGACGAGAAGCGGGGCAAATAAAAAAGCCCCCTCCGAGAGGGGGCGAGGGCTGGTACTTGTAAAAACTTTCGTACCTTAGCCCTATGCCACAGGAACGAGGCAAAGGTAAGAACTTTTTAGCACACGCAAGGGGTGCGGCGGAGAAGTTAGGCCTTCGGGTGTTCCCTATCAAAGAGGGCAAAAAGGCGCCGCCGCAAGTTGATGACTGGCCGAATAAGGCGACTTCGGATGTAGCGCAAATAGAAAAGTGGTGGGGGAAAGACCCAAGAGCGAACATCGGCGTAGCGCTGGGACGGTATAGGGATGGGTATCTTATCGTCATAGACTACGACCCACGAAATGGCGGGTACTGGGATGATCACCTTGAGGCGGGGATGCTGCCCGAAACTTGGGTGGTGCATACGCCAAGCGGCGGGCGGCATTATTATTACAGGACGGACGAGCCCGGGCGGAACGCCAAACTTGGGCCTGGGATTGATCTAAAAGGGGATGGAGGGTATGTGCTTTTCCCCCCGTCCGATTATTACAATGATGACGGGGAGTATGTGGGCGATTATGTGTGGCAGGTGGGGAACATGCCGAAGGATGTGAAAATTGCCGATGCGCCCAGTTGGGTCTTAGAGAAGTTGCGGGAGAAGGGTAGCGCTGGGGAGGGAAAAGAAGGGGAGCAGCTGGCCCTTTGGCGCATGCCACCACCCATCCCCAAGGGTTCGCGGCATAACTACCTTGTCTCTCTGGCCGGAGTGCTATGGGCAGCTGGGGCGGCCGAAAAGGAGATTGAGGCGGTGCTATGGGGGGTACTGGAGCTCTTTGAGACCAGAGAAGACTTTGACCCTGAGGCGGAAATCGGCGGCATACTCAAAAGCCTGAATAGCTGGGAGCGGAAAGGGGCGGACTGGGGCGCTATCCTGCATTCTCTCCCTACGGCGGTGCGGGAGATCGTTATTCGTGAGGTGGCTGCTGCTAAGGATTTGGCCAACGCTAATGCCGAGCGCATCCGGGAAAACCGCCGGCTGGCCACCGAGCTCGTCCGCACGATGGCGGTACGGAAAAAGGAGGACGGAAGCCTATGGTGGGTGTATCAGATGCCGGACGGGACTGAGCGGGAAGTACCCTACACCGCCGCAGGCCTCCAAGGCCTCCTGAAAGACCTCGGCATAGACGTAAGCATAAAAGAAGCTGGACGGCTCCTAAGCGTAGTCAGCGACGGAGAGCATAAGGGCAAAGGCAAAAAGTCCAAAGCGGTCAGCTTTGAGGATATCCTTGAGGTCGTATGGAAACATAAGTGGATTGAGTGGGGCGGCGAAACCTGGCTTTTGGAACCCCCGCTACTCACCCGCGCCAATATAGACAATATCCGGGCGCTCCTACTCCAAAACGGCTTAGAGATCAGCAAGGAGCGGCTGAATACCTTCTTTGACAAGCTGATGAAGTTCCTACCCGTCAGCCCCATGGACGGCGTGGTCGTATCCGAAGCGCCCAGATTTGGCAAGGCGGGCGGGATAAAAGGCCTCTGGTTACGGCAAAAGAATGACCTTTATGTAATAACGAAAGACGGCGTAAAGCACTTCCCCTTCGGGCAATGGCCGGAGGGGGTTTATGTGCTGGACTTGCGCCAGAGGGACTACATGATTGACTGGAACGGCACCCTGGAAGACCTAATCGCTTACTGGGACGGCGTTACGAACCGGCTGGTGGGCGATAAGCTCATAGCCTTGGCCATGTACCTCCCGGCCCTCTTAGACCAGGGCCACATCGGCCTCATCCTACGCGGGCCAGCTGGGTCGGGTAAATCCACCCTCAAAAAGGCCCTGGGCTACCTACGCCTCGGAAAAGCCCCAAAAACCCCGCACGGCGCAACCACCCGCGACTTCATGGCCGTACTACACCAGAAAGCTATGGTCTTCTTTGACGAAGTGAGCGCCATGCCAGACGAAATGCAGACGGCCCTCAAAAGCATGATCACCGGCGATGGTATGGCCATGCGCTCACTCTACACAGACTTAGAAGAGGTAGAAAGCGATATGATGGGCTCCGCCGTCTTCTGTGCTACCAAGCTGGAATACATCCATTCCGACCTACGCACGCGGTGCTTTGTCTGGGAGCTGGAAAACAAAGGCGGCGGGGAATACGAAGATGAAATAGAGGATTTCTGTAAAAAGCTCTGGCGCCGCGCCCTCGCCGGGGCCATAAAGCTCTACCAGCAGGCCGCTAAGCTGCCTCCCCCACCCAAAACCCTACTCCCCGAAATCCGCTTCCGCCGCTGGGTATCTTGGGCATACCGATATGCCCAAGTGTTAGGGGTGGCAGATAAATTTGTCTCCTTCGTGCGGAAGGCCAAAATAGCCGCCCACAAGGGCGAAAAGTTTGAATTCCTGATTGACGCCCTCTCTAACCCCAACTTTGACCCCAACAAAGAATACACCATAAACGAACTCATTGAACTGGCAGACCCGGCCGGCGCCAACCTGCGCGGCATCGGCCAGTCCCTAAACAGGGAAAGCGTCAGGGACGCCATCATCACCTTGGCCCTCTCAATGGGCTATCACCTGCAAATAGAAAAGAAGCGCCTGAAAGGCGAAACAAAGGCCAAACTGCGCTTCTTCTTCACCCAGCTCCAAACTGGCGACAACTCCCGCCTCAGGGCCATCCTCAAAAGCAGGGGCATAGAACCAGATGACGACGACGATACCACACCCCCACCTGTACCTAACCCACCAGAGCCGCCCACACCACCAACTACGGCGCCAACTGAACCCTCCGAACCTACAACCCCACCACCACAGCCACCTACACCGCCACCACAAAACGACGAGCCGCCTACCGACGAGGAGGTGATCGCCTACATAGAAAACGCTATGGCCGAGCATGACCGAAAAGGTGGTACCACCGAGCAAAAGCTCCTATACCTCTACCGGTTCAGAGAGCGGTTCGGCACAGAACTTGCCCAAAACGGCCTACATAAGGCCCGCGATTATATCCAAACGAAGATTTCAGAACTGGAAACCACCCTACAACCAGAAACACCAAAACCAACATAGATATGGCCAACAAAGAAATGGAAAAGATTGAAAACCTCAACGCCATCATCAGCATGGCATTGACCAGCTACTACGCTGCCGCTAGAAGCAGAGACGACCTCTTAGACACCGCCTGCGGTGCCCCTTGGCTGCCAAAAGCACAAGAATACATCTCACACGCCGCCATCATACAACGCATCTGCAACGGCCTCTGCCAAGAACTCAAAGACCTACATGAGCTGAAAGAGAAAATAGAAAAGCAGGCCGATAAGGAACTCAAGATCATCATTGAGCATATAGAGAGTGCGGGGAACAATAGTCAGACAGGCAAGGACGCGCCGGAAGAGCGGCCTTAGGATGTACGGGGCGGCCTTAGCGGTAGATAATCCCTCCGCATCTCAAAATGTTTCACCAACGCAAGTAGTTTCTCAACTTTTTTGAGCCATACAGGGTCGTTCAGCTTGCTTTCCAACTCCTCAATCCATTCAGCCACTTCCTCTATCCCAGCCCCCTTCGCCCATGCCTCCCTCCAAGCAACTATCCGCCACCTCATCTTCTCATAAATAAACCCCACTATACCAGCCTCCATCGGCTGTTGCCGCCAATACTCCTCATCCCAATCCCATGCATGCCATCCGCTACCTTCTACATAAATAAGTTCATTCATATACTCTACCGCGATAATTTCGGCCACAAAGCCGGGGTGGATAGAATGCCTCCCCATTCTGGTAGGAAGCTGATGGAATCCACCACACCATAAACCGACTTCTACCTTCTCTCTAAACCGCTCCTCATCAAAGTCGTCAAAGTCGGATATAGACTTTACTACGTCATCATACAACTTTTGCTCGACCTTCTCAAAGCGCTCGCCTAAAACGGCCTTCATCCTCCCAAGATGGAAGAAAATCCGAAAAACATCGCGGGGCCAATATAACTCTTCTATGTAATCAATCTTCCGATGCAATTCAAAAACGATACAATCAGCAAGCCCTTGCGCTATAAGTTCCGCCTTGACTGCGTCCATGCCACAAATATACGACCTTCCCGCCAAACACAAGGCCCCTGCCTCTACCTTACCCTCTCCCCAGCCGCCTTAACCTGTTACCCCTGAATTTAACCTGTGCCCCTCGGATTTAACCTGTGCCCCTCGGATTTAACCTGTGCCTACCTGCGAGGGGACGACGTAACTGACTCCTCTATGCCCTCCCCAACGGGGCGCCGCACCACTCTTACCCTGTTACCCATGTTCCCCTACGGGCTTTTTTCTCCTTTACCGCCTTATCCTATGCCCTCCCGGCTTATCCTGTGCCCTCCCGGCTTATCCTGTGCTTATCCAGCTTAACCTGTACCCCCCATATTTAACCTGTTACCCCTGAATTTAACCTGTGCCCATTTGTGAGGATAAGACACGATCCCCTTCGCTACGGCCTTCCCGGCGGTTTTTCGCTCCCGGCTTAACCTGTTACCCATGTTTCCCTATGGTTTTTTACCCTCTTTATTCACCACTTCTCCGCCCACCTTACCCCCTACCCCTATTTTTTTACTAGTCGGAAAAAATAGGAGAACATGGGTAACAGGTTAAGTCTGGTTAAAAACCCCTTCGCTACGGCCTTCCCAGCGGGTTTTTGGCCTTAACCTGTCAAAATGGGCACAGGTTAAATAAGGCGGGCACAGGTTAAATCGGGGGTAACAGGATAAGCTGTGCGGGTACAGGATAAGCCGGGTAAGCACATGGGTAAGCCGTATGGGCACAGGTTAAATCGGGGGGGCACAGGTTAAGATGGCGGGGCACAGGTTAAGCGCCTACATCCCGCGCCATTTCGTACTTTGTAGCGGATGCAGGTCGTATTGCGGACGGCGAAGCGCATCGCTGACTTTTTAGAGGCGAACCGCCATCGGCGGTATGTGATTTTGCGCGGCGGGACGCGGGCGGGGAAGACCTACAACACCCTGATCTATCTACTGAAACGTGCGATGCAGGAGGGGCAGGATATCGGGGTTGTGGGGGCCCACTTGGTGCGGTTGCGTGAGACGGCGCTGAGGGACTTTGAGGAGATCGTCAAAGACCTCCCCATGATAGACTACAATCGCAGCCTGCTGGTATTCAGCTTCCCCAGTGGCGGGCGGGTGAAGTTTTTCGGTGCGGACAAGGGGATAAAGCTGCGGGGGGCGAAGCGGGATATCCTCTTTATCAACGAGGCGAACGCGGTGGACTTTGACGTATTCTCGGAGCTGGATGTGCGGACGACGACGCAGGTGATTTTGGACTTCAATCCGACTGGGCGGTTTTGGATCAACGAGTTCATGGAGTCGCACCCGCACCCGGAGTGGTTTGCGGAGGGTGTTTTCACCTACCGGGACAATCCCTTCATCTCGTCTGAGCATGTGCAGGCGATAGAGGCGCGGAGCAGGGATGCCCGCTGGTGGAAGGTTTTCGGCGAGGGGGAGTGGGGTGAAGCCAGTGGGCTGGCGTGGTATAACTACGAGGTGGTGGATGGCCTGCCGGAGACGGCGAAGCTGATGGCTGTGGGAGTGGATTTTGGCTTTACGCGGTCGCCGACGGCGGTGGTGGGCGTGTGGAAGTTAGGCTCGGACTTCTATGTGAGGGAGTTATTGTATCGGCATAACTTAAGGTTGGAGGAGCTTGGGGCATTTTTGAGGCAGTACCGGGATGCGCCCTACATTGTGGCGGACTCTGCGGAGCCAGACTTGATAGCAGCGCTGCGGCGGCAATACAATGTGCCAGTGGTACCGTGTCGGAAGCTGGAGCTGAAGGCCAGTTTTGCCATGATAAACGCCATACGGGTGCGGGTGGTGTCGGGGTCGCAGAACTTGCTGAATGAGGCGTATAAGCTATGCTGGGAGGGAGATCGGTTGCTTGGGGTGGATGATCATGCGATTGATGCGATGCGGTATGCGCTGCATGGGGTGATGGCAAAGTAAAGATGTCCGCCGGAGCAGAGTCTGAGTATTCTAAGCAATCGCCCTCTGAGGATTGGAGTGGGAGGTAGCGCGAGAAGGTTTTTTCGCGCATGCCGCAGGCGACGGCGGCGTACTTGCGGCCGAGCTGCTTAGTGAGTTCGGCCGAGACGCGGAGGAAGGCCTCCATGAGATCGGATGTTGCCAGGGTGTCTGGCGAGCCCGGATCGGTCTGGCTGACGGGTGCGGTGGGCTCATCATCGTCGTCGCCATCCTCCTCATTGTTTTCTTCATACAGGCAGAGGGCTTCTTCCATGATGTAGAAGTCCTCATGCGGGGTAACTACGGCCGGGGCTTTGAGTTTTTTTCGCCAGTAGGCTTTGAGTGCGTGCCGAAGGACTTGACGGCCGAGGCGGAAGAGGTGTTCTTCGTCATCGACTTCGTAGATGCACAGGCCTAGGATGGTCTCCTGTACGAGGTCTTCGGCGTCCATGCGGTCTTGGACTTTGGCGAGGGCGAGCTTCATGAGCATGCTTTGGAGCTTTCGGAAGGTTTGGGGGTTGTCAATCATCTTGGCGGTGGTTTCTACGACGGGAGCGAGCGCGCGCTGCGTGGAGAGTAGGTGTTTTTTGGCGTACTTGGTATTTTCGTGCTGTTTAGCCCTTTTGCCCCTGGCGCTGAGCGGTTTCGGCTCTACGTGGCTGAAGTCTGAGTTTATGCCGAGCCGTTCGGCCACTTCGTTGGGTTGGACGCCCCATAAGGTGGCCAGTGCTGCCACCCCGTTGTCGAGGTGCACGCGGGAAAGCATATCAGGACAAAGGTACGAAGTTTTTGACAATTGCAAGGGGGGCGAACCGGGGTTTGCCTTATCTTTGCCGTACCATGCCCTTTGAGGGCGTACGTGGGATCATATCGCCCCCCGGTTTCGGGGGGTTTTCGTTTTTGGGCTTTTGCGTACCTTGCGCGGCCAATGCCCAACCATGCCCCTCCGCTTGGAGGGGCTTTTTCTTTTCCAGCTGGGGCCGAAAAGTGTACGCGCCCAGACATTAATAGGGGTGGTATGACTGCAAACATGAGTAAGGGCAACGGCCCTAAGAAAGACCAGCAGCCTCTCTGGCGGCGAAAAGCGAACTACATGCTCAGGGAACTGGTGCGCGCAGGGCATGGCCTGCCGTACGACACGGCGGTGATATGGGGATTGAACTATGCCCTTGCGGACATCCTGCATACCTTCGCAAAGGAGAACGATTTGCCCGTCCCCAAGCTGATTTTCTGGTTTGACCGATTTTGGGAAGAGTTTTCTAAGGACTTAGGCGAACGGATTTTGACAATAGCCGATAGCATGAAGCTTGCGGATATTCTGCTCTCAGGTTTTCCGCCGGACAAGATGGATGTGGGCCGGCGTTTTGTTCGGAGCGAGAGTATATGTAGCATGATACACTTGGCCAGCATACTCTTTCTAAGCGAAAACCGGCCTGGCGCCCTTTTAGCTTATTTCAGCAGCATGAAATGGCCATTGGCGTATTATGAGGCCTTGGATGTAGCGCCGCTGGACTCCTTCACGATCTGGTATGTGAAGCGCGTGCATTTTGGGGGTAGTGAAAACTAAGGGCGTATGTACTACACGATAGAGAGCGAGGGGCTACTGGAGCGCCAGATTTTCAGGGAGTACCGGAACGCCTGCATGGCGGCGTGGGAGTTAGCCCACCGCACGGGGCGGGAGGTTTGGGTAATCCGACTGGCTACGCCTTCCGGTATCGGGCGGCAGATTATGTGCGTGTACAACTGCAAGTACGAGGTTAGCTCAGGGCCGGCCCGTGCCAGATATGAGGAGTAACTTACCACTTCGTAATTTAGCCCAGCTATGTACTACATAGTGCGAAGTCTGGCACTAGTAAAGGACAAGAAGTTCAGGAACGTAGAGATGGCGGTAGCCTTCGCCAAGGCCCTTGCAAGGGAGACGCCTCACGTGGTGAAGGTTATAGCCCGCAACGGTGAATACTGGTTTAACCAGCAAGAGCTTTATGTTTTCAATAGGAAATAAACAAGCCTACCATTATGCATTACAGAGTGGAAAGTAAGGCCTTGCCGAGAGTTCGGACGTTCAAAAAGTACGAAAAGGCCGTAGCATTTGCCGAAGAGCTCAGAAAGCAGACCGACCTTGAGATCTGTGTGAGAATCGTCGGTGCAAGTGAAGGTCGCAGCAATCGGGTAGTGTTCTGCTCCTATATACTTGGCCGCGACGACTCACCCAGCCCCGAATAGCCCCGCTCCCAGCCCCGGCGGCGTGAAATTTAGGTAAAGCGTCTCCGTCCGGGGCACGTGTGCCTTTGCCGCGCCTTTGCCTTGTAACTTGCTGCCCCGTATTTTGGCGGCCATGTGAGCCGCCGTTTCTTTTGTTAGCCTGTGCCATCCCGCTTTTGTGAGGGGCAAATAAACAGGGTGGTCGTAACAGGATAGCATGACTTTGCCCTTTGCCGCTAAGATGGCATCCACAAGGCGCTCATGATAGGCTAAGTCGGGCTCATTCTTGTAAAGGGAGCGGTCTTTGCGGGTCTCTAAAACATACGGCGGGTCTATGTAAAACACGGTGTCTGGGGTATCCCAGTACTGGATGCAGGCGATGCCGTCCGTGTGGTCTATTTGTACACTACTAAGGCGCTCATGCCAAAAGTTTAGGAGTTTGATACGGCTACGCCACTGGCTGGTAGTGGCGGCCATATCGTTATGTACAAGGGTTATCGCCCTCCCCCAATTCCCCTCTGTCTGCGCCATCCCGCCGAACCCTTGATTTTGCTTCACAAAGAAAGCCCAAGCCCGATCTATATCGCTGGCGTTAGGGTCTTTGAGGGTTTGGAGTGCTCTTACGAACTCTGCCCGTGCGTAGGGGGTGAATATCAGCCTATGCGCCAGCTCCTCAAACTTAGCCCTATCCTGCAAAACCCGATATAGATTGACAATATCGCTGTCCAAGTCATTCAGCACCTCCACTGGGAAGGGTGTAGGCAAGTGCCAAAAGACGGACGCCGCACCTGCAAAAGGCTCCACGTAGGTATGGCCACTGGGGACGTACTGCAAAAGCCACCTTGCAAGTTTTCCCTTCCCGCCAGCCCACCGAAAAGGCGCCATAGGGCGGAGTGGCATGGGGATGCTGTCTAAGAAGTCCCTTTTCAGCGCCTCTATGGCGTCGCGTGGGGATATGGGGTAGTCGTATGCAGGTGAGGCCATACCTTGCGAAGGTAGAAAAAAGTGTACGCGGCCAGACATTAATAGGGATGCTATGGCAACGCATGGCGAAAACATCGGCTCACGGAAGGTTGAGCCGGAGACGAACGGGCTGCCCAAGTGGCGGCTGAAAGCGAACTACGTGATGCGCGAACTGGCGCGCACATGGTACGGGAAGGATAGCGCCCTGCCTTTCCCAGTCGATCCACACCGCTTTGAGCACCTTTTGATTGAGGTCTTATGGCAATTCGTAGAAGACCATAGCATAAGGGGCAGTAGTGTGCTGGAAATGCTTAGGCATGCCAGAAAGGAGTTTGAGGCTATCCATGGGCGGGAGATTGAGTTCAAAGACTGGATTGACAGGTTTGACTGGATGATAGAGGCTGGTCTCCCAGCACACTTACATAAAGAATTCAGCCGAGACGAACTGATACAGGACATATTGCGCACGATTGAGTGGCTCATCCACTACGCTACGGATGAAGAAGAAAAAACGGAACCCCCATTGCCTTCTATGAGTTGGCTCAAGCCGCTTGAGCACTACGAGGCCTTGCCGGTCTTGCCACCTACCCCGCATTGGTGTCTTTTAGTGAATGAAGTCGAGCGGGAACTGGCTTATGTCTGGCATGGCCACAGGCCGTATAATCCTAATGCTATCCGTGGCAAGCTTATGAAGGCGCTTTTTGAGTATGCGGATTATATGAGGGATTATTCCGGGGAGGGTAGTCATGAGGCTTCTAAGCGCTTAAAGGATGGCATGGCAGAGTTTGAAAGTCGGCATGGGTTCTGTCTTGAATTCAAAACACCAGCGCGGGAAATAATCTGGATGGCGAAGACGGGGTTGCCGTTGCCTCACAGTTTTCTGTGCGAACCACGAGTGAAGCGTGTTCTGCGCGCTTTTGAGTTAATCCATATACTGAGTAAGGCAAAGGCTTCCAAGCCTTATAGTCTGTACTCTGTTGTTTTTCAGAACATTAGCCATTACGACAATCTGCAACCATCAAAATTTTCGTGGGACTATGATGAAGACTGAGATGACACACGAAGGCCTGCCCAAGTGGCGGCTGTATGCGAACTTCCTAATCCGAGAAGTGGCCCGGATGTGGTACGGCCAGAAAAGCGTATTTGACCTTAGCAAAGGCTATGGCCCAGATTCCCCGTTTTGGCGGGAGTTTGTAGCCATCTTTGACGAGATGGTCAAACTTTTCGGCAAAGAGCACGGCCTGACTGAGGAAGTGATGTACGACCGCCTCTGGGAGGCAAACTGGAACTGGCAGATGTGGCATGGTGATGGGCCGACTTTTAGCCAGCCCTATTTTGAGGCGAAGTGGAAGGCCAAGCATCGGCTGGGGGATGAGCTGTACAAAAAGCTGCTTGACGATTTTGACGTGGAGGTAAGCCTGAGCCTTATAGGGTACGCCTCCGGCTTTGCCCGCAATGGCAAAAAGCAGCCCTACAAGGATATTGTGCGGATTAGGCCCATTGCGGACTACGAGGCTTTACCGGTCGATCCGGAGCTGGAGGATAGGTATTACAATGGCGATGCTTTACCTTTCTAACTTTGCCATAAATCTGACGCATATGAAAACGGAAAGAGTACAAAAACGGGAAAGCCTGCCTAAATGGCAGCTGTATGCGAACTTCATCCTTAGAGAGCTCGCATGTTTATGTTATGGCGAGAAGAGCGTTTTTGACCTTGACAGCTTCTATTATGGCGATGAAGCGCCGTATTGGGAGTATTTTAGACGTCTTTTTGGCTCTCTGATTTGGCATTATGGCGATGCGCACGGGATTTCTGCCGAAGAGTTGAACGACCGCATGGATAAGGTATATAAGGAGCTGGAGAAATGGCAAAATATGAGTCTAAGATTTCGTTCCCCCTCAAATGAGGCTATATGGTTTGCTATGCGGGTATTGGGCGAGGAGGAGGCCAAAGAGTTTTTTAGCGAGCTTGAAGTGAAGGAGATAATCAATACCATTGCGAACGCCTATGTTATGATTGCCCAAGGCAAAGAGCCGCCATATACGGATTTTGTGATACTGCGCCCCCTCGCATACTACGAGGCTTTGCTAGTTGCGCCAGAGCTGAATGGTATAGCAGAGGTCGTAAAAACCTTTCGGAGCGATATTGACGCCTATGACGACGGAAAAGGTACAAACACAGGACGGCAATCTTGAGTGGCAAAAGTGGCGCCTACAAGCGAACTTCCTACTTCGTGAACTGGCTCGCTTATGGTACGGCAAAGAGAGCATACTTAGCCTGAGGCGCGGTCTTTTTGGGCTGAAGCGAGGCATTAGAAAGTCCGATCCGTTTTGGCGACACTTTGTTTGCCTTTTCCGTGAGGTGGCTGAGAGTTTTGGCGAAGAGCATGGGCTTAGCAAACTAAAAATGGGGCTGAGCTATCTTGACGCTACTGAGGAGTGGGGGGCCTGCCATGGTCGGCCTATAGCTTTCAGCGAGCCTTACTGGGAGGCCAGGTGGACTGCCAAACACATATTGGGGGATGGGCTGTTTGGGAAGTTGACTGCCGATAGAGATATTAGGACGATACTTTACGTGGCCAAGTTCATTTATGGCGAGGTGGCTAAGGGCAAGCTGCCGCCGTATGATGATACAGAGCTCCAGCCGCTTACCTATTATGAGGTCTTGCCTGTTGATCCAGAGCTGGTAGAGCAGTACTATGTCAAACCCACTTCGCAAAAATCCTGACGCCTATGGCAGAGCGTAAGAAACGGGGGCGGCCTGAATGGCGGCTAAAAGCTAACTTCCTACTTAGGGAACTTGCCCGCATGTGGCATGGCCAAAAGAGCATTTTTGACCCCAGTAGTGAGTACTCTTGGCGGGATTTTGTTCGCCTTTTTGTCGGGCTTACCTACGACTTCGGCGAGGAACACGGCGTGAGTGAGAAGGAGGCGGCCATGAGGCTTGTAGATGCTATTGGGAAATGGCTAACTTGGCATGGGCAGCGGCCGACTTTTAGCTCGCCTTACTTTGAGGCGAAGTGGCACGCCATCCAGATGTTGGGCGAGGAGCTGGCCGAAAAGATGTTTGACGACTTTGACATCGGCGTAATCCTGAGTTTCGTAGAATACGCCTACACCTTTGCATCCAAAGGCCAAATGCCGCCGTATAAACCTTTTGCAAGGATGGAGGCCTACGAAAACTTTGAGGCCTTGCCCGTCGATCCGTGGTGGGAAGATCGGTACTATAAAGATGAACCTTTACCTTTCTAACTTTGACACCTATGACGACGGGGGAAATACAGGGACAAGAAGGCCGAACTGGGGGGGCTAAATGGAGGCTGTATGCGAGCTTCCTGCTCCGCGAGCTCACTCGGATGTGGTATGGAAAGAAAAGCATATTTGATGCTAGCGAAATCCTTGACCGCCACTCCCCTTTTTGGGAAAGGTTTAGGCATATTTTTAGCGGTATGGTCATAAGTTTTGGCGAGATTCTTGGTCTTGCGGATGAGGAAATAAAGAATCGCATTGAAAAGATAGAGAAGGATACTCATGGCGATTCACTTCCAGATTTCAGTCATCCTACCCACGAGGTGGTTTGGTTTGCTGAGCAAGTTCTCGGCGAGGAACAGGCTAAATGGCTTTTGAGCGACCTTGTGATTGGTTGGATATTTATTATTGTTGTAAAGACAGAACACCTTGTAGCTAATGGGGAAAAGCCTCCATACGGGAGGAAGGGCTATCTCCCGTCGCTTGAAGCCTGCGAGCGTTTTTCGCGGGTAGCGCCAGAGCTGGAAGAAATGTACTACGGCAAAAATCCTGACGCCTATGGCCGAGCGGGAAAACCGGGAGCTTCCTAAGTGGAAGCTAAAAGCGAACTGGCTCCTTCGTGAGCTTGCCCGTACATGGTACGGCAAGGAGAGTATATTTGACCTTAGATACGGCCATGACGAGCGCTCCCCATTTTGGCAGCACTTCGTTTCTATTTTTCGGGACTTGGCTAGGATTTCGGCGAGGCGCATGGGCTGACCAAAGATGAGATGTCTAAGCGCCTTGATGAGGCTTTTGAAGATTGGGTGAGCTGCCATGGGTGGCCTATGCATTTCAGAGAACCTTACGGGGAGGCTAAGTGGAGAGCCAAACAAATGCTCGGCAAAAAACTGCTGATAAAACTATTTGACTATTCCTTTGTTATAGGCATAATGCTGTGCGTAGTCAGGGCAATATACCACTATGCCTCGGAGGGAAAAATGCCGCCGTATGGCGAGATGGCGTATTTCAAGTCGCTCGAATATTACGAAGCACTCCCCGTCGACCCAGATTTAGAAGACCTTTACTACGGCTGACCCAGCCCAGCCGCAAGCCTACCGCCCCCGCCTTCGGGCGGGGGTTTTCGTTTGTGCCTTGGGGTGGTGCGGAAGCCGTATATTTGTGGCATGAACGCGATCAACACGGAAGGGATTGCGGAAGGGCTGGCCAAGTGCTTCATCTATGAGGCCAACCGCTGGATTGAGAAAGCGGCGGCGAGAAAAGCGGATCGTTACAATAGCGTTTTTCGGGCCTTTCTAAATCTGGGGTGTATAAAAGCTATTTTAGGCGATCGGTTTGAGGAGGTTAGGCAGGAGCTACATAAGAAGGCCGAGGAGAGTATTGAATGTACTTTTTGCTCTGAGTCTTGGGTTAGTGATGCTGAGAGATCGGGGCTGAAGTACGGCGGGCGATTCCAGCTACCCAAAAAGATGGGGGAGTGCTCCATTCACCATGGCCTTGTTGCAGGAATAGTTTCGCTGGAATTTGATAATAAACTCCGCTACTTTGAGGGATCGGGTTGGTATGTATGGCGACATGATGAAGGTGAATGGGAAGAGCGGCCGAAAGGGCGGGGCATTGTGGGTCTCATTTACGAGGTCATGCGGCAGAGGATAGCCGTATGGCGGGAGGCCATAGATGCGGGGATTGATGTGAGGGGTCTGGCGGAGTGGATAGAGGAGCTGGAAAGCAAGATAAACGATCCAGCCTGGCTCGATAGGGTAGAAGAGCTGCTTAGGCGGGTGGATTATTTTGGGGTGGAATGGATTTCTGAGGATAGTCCATACCGCCCTCGGAGCAAAAACAGGCGGAAGTCATAACTTAGCGCCAACCCAGCCGCGCCAGTTTCCGCGGTGATTGCGTTCATGGCGGCCCTTGCAGGGCCGCTTTTCTTTTTGTGGGCTGGGGAGACCAAAAAAGTGTACGCGCCCAGACATTAATAGGAGTGATATGAGACGCATCGTTTTCCTGAATGCGAACGACCTTTTGGAGTTCGCTTCGCAGTGCCCGAGGTGGAGACTGATGACGCTGTGCCGGGATTTAGTCCAGTCAGGGCCTGTAGCTTACATAGCGGCCCGACCGCAGGAGCGTGAGGGTGCTAAGTTAGCGGCGCAGATTTTTCGTGGTGCGGAGATAGTAGATCCGCGCACATTGCAGGCGCGCGGGTGGATCAATGAGGCGGACGAGCTGGCGCTGATAACTACCGATCCCGACTTAGGGCTGAAGCTGGTGGTGCTGAAAAAAGTCAAAGGAGTTGAAACAAATTCAAAAAACGTATGGATATGACCATGACGAAGCGAGAACAGGCCAAGAGGAAGGCCGAAGCGGTAATCCTGGCGAATGCGCACAGGTTGTACTTTGTCCCCCAGCGAGGTGGGGGGTATGTAGCCGAAATGACCCGTGAGGTAGCGGCCGAACTTTGGGCGGCATTGACGGATGTGGCCCAGATGCGGCAATGGGTCAATGTAGTTCAGAGCGATGCGGATTATGTAGTGATCAGTTGCCGCATAGAGGTCGTAATGGATGAATGGAAGGCGGAGGTAGAGGATATAGGGGAGGCGTGGGCGAGGGAGTTTGAGGCCAGGCAAAAGGCGGCGAAGGGGGCCGGCGGTTCGCAGAAGCCCGAAGCGGCTGGGCAAACAGAAGCGGCACCCAGTACAGAGGCAGCCCCCAAGGCCGAAGCCGCGACAAAAACAGACGAGGCTATGCGGTACCGGATGTACCGGACGGCGACGACGCGGGCGCTGAAGCGGGCGATGGAGCTGCTTGTCGGCGACCTGAATAGCTTATTGAAGGGGCTGGCTATACTTTACGGGTACAAGCAGACGAATAACAAAGGTGGATTGAAGGCCCTGCCCCCCGAAGCCGCTCCCATAATCCGTGCCCTTGGGGCAGCTGAGATCGGGGTAACGGATGCAATCAAAGGCCTTGCAGCTGTGATAGGCAAACCGCAAACCGAAAAGAGCCATGAGGGCTAAGCTTAGCATAGAGGCCGTTGTGGTGCGGGGCACCCTGATTTTTGAGGGTGAAGCGGCTGAGGTTGGGAAGCACTTGCGCCAAGTGATTGATCTACTGGTACCGGCCGGGGCTGGGGAAGCCCAGCCCCCAGCCCCGGAGCCGGAGACGGCGAAAAACGAGGCGCCTAAGACCGAACCGGAGCCAAAAGCAGGCACAGAGGCGCCAGCGGAGCCGGGATCGCCGGCAGCCCAGCCACCGGTGATCAATGGGGTGGCGCGTCCCGATGCGCCGGGCCTTCCTCTGCCAAGCCTTCCGAACCTTTCATTCAGCACCCTGACCCTGCTTTTCCGGTGTGCGCATGCTTTCCATCTGAAACTGGCCGGCATAAAGCCCCCGCCGTCGGAGGATATGCAGATCGGAACCGACTTCCACACTGGCATAGCTGCCTTTTTGCGTGGTGATGAGGCTGCTTTTGGCTATCCCCAAAATGAGGAGCGGTTCGCGCACGTGCGGGAGCTTCTCACGGCGCTCCGGTCGGCGCCCGATCTGGCGGTGGAGCCGCGTGCGGTATTGGAGGCCGGGGGGATGGAGTGGGTAGGTTATGCCGATGCCATAGCGAACGGGACTATATACGAGTTCAAGACCACGAAGCGGCTCCCATCGGAGCTGACGGACACGCATGCCTTGCAGGCGTCGGTCTATGCGGCGATGTTCGGGGCGGAGAAGGCCAAGGTGGTCTATGTTACAGAGAAGGGTGCGCGGGAGTTTGACGTGGCGCCGTTGGCTGGGATGCGGGAGTTTTTGTCGGATATGGCGAGCCAGATAAGGGCAGGGGTGCCGAACATCCCCACAGGGCTAACGCACCCTTGGGGCTGCGACCGGTGCGAGTACCGTGGGCACTGCCGTTTTTACGACTTTGTGCGCGGCAATGGGGTTACAGAGATACCCTTCTGACCGCGAAGCTATTCGAGGCATATCCCGGAGTATGGGGCGGCGCCAAGCCGCCCCGCTTCGGTTAAAAAAGTGTACGCGCCCAGACATTAATAGGAGTGATATGAAACGGGTAGAAGTTTGGCTGATAAACGAAGAAAGCGATCGGACGGTGCATGAGCACTTTGGGCAGCTTATAGAGGCCTACATCCCGCCTCGTGAAGAGTTTCTGGGCATTTGCGAAGCCTCGCCCCATGCGGTGGCTGAGCTGGCGGATGTGGACGACTGGAGTGCGGCTGAGGCGCTTGTCCGGCCATGGGAGCCCGTCTTAGTGGGTGAGTTGCATGAGGGAGATGTTTCGGCGCCGCTGTACCTTCTGGTAAGGCCGATTGTGCAGGCAAGCAAATAAGGAGGTGCTATGGATGATATTGAGCAAGTAGAAGTATGGCTGATATCCGAGGGCGGTGGGCGTGGGAAGGCACGCGAGCTTTTTGAGGAACTTAAAGAGCCCTATATCCCGCCTATGCATCGATTGGTAACTATTAGCGATGCTACGCCTGAGGCTGTGTCTGATCTTGCCGAAGTAAGTTTATGGGCAGCGACCGAGGCGCTTGCCAATCCAGGGAAGCTTATCTTGATAGGTGAAGAATATGAATGTGAGGTCTCAGCCAAGTATTATCTTAAGGTGACCAAGTCTCGGCTGCACAGATGGAGGGTATAGACTTTGAGAAGCTCTCACTGGCGGATTATGCCCAGCTTTTTGAGATAGGGGCTATGGCCAAAAGCCGGTGGGACTTGCTTGTTACGCTCACACCGGAGTTTGACGTGCAGATTTCGGGCTGCACCTACGAGTATAGGGATAGGATAAAGGCAATAGCGCGGACAATCAAGACGAAGGCGATATGGGATGGGCAGAAGTGGATAATCCGCACATGGAAAAACCCCCACACGATCACGCAGGTGCTTTTAGGGCTTGCGGAGCTGCCTAATACCAAGCTGGCGCTAAGGTCAGACTTGGAGCAGCGCCCAGTTCCAAAGATAGAAATCCCCCCGCTGGGTGGGTATACTCTGTTTCCGTTCCAGATTGAGGGGATCAGCGTTATTGCGGAGACTTTTCGGCGTGGGGTGAAGAGCTTTTTGCTGGCTGATGAGATGGGGCTGGGCAAGACGATACAGGCCTTAGGCGTGGCGAAGGTGCTGGGGTTGGATGCGGTGGTAATATCCCCCGCATCGGTAGTGCCGAGCTGGGAGGAGAAGGCCCGCGAATGCGGGGTGAATGCGGAGGTTTTCAGTTATGCTAAGGCGGATAGGGCAAAGGCGGTTGGGAAGTTGCTGATTTTAGATGAGGCGCACTACATCAAAAACAGAAGCGCCCAGCGCACGAAGGCGGTACGGCGCTTAGTGGCACAGGCGGAGAAGGTTTTAGCCCTCACAGGGACGCCCATCCTAAACCGCATAGAGGAGTTAGCCAATATCTTGCAGAACATCGACATCATTGGGAGCGCAAAAGAGTTCCTTAACCAATATGCCAGTAAGACATTGCGAAGCATCCGGACGAAGGTGGGTTCCATCCAAAAGGAGGAGTACTATTTGACGGACGAGCAGGCCCGCATGCTGCGCACGCTTTTGACCACGAAGCTACCTTACCTACGACGGGAAAAGAAGGATGTTGGCCTCCAGTTCCCCCGAAAAGTCCGGTCGCGGGTTACGCTGGATGTAGAAGCGCCGGAGGCTTCAGAGACCCTGAGACGCGTAGCGGCGGAGTTCGCACGAAAGCTTGGCTTAGACCCGCGCAGTTTCTACTCAGCCGAGGCGCTCATTAACTTCGTCTTTGAGAATATCCCCTCGGCCGCACTGGCGACGGCGCGGCGGCTCTATGCTGTAGCCAAGGCGACGGCGACCGCTGAGTACGTGGAAAACCTTTTAGACGGCACAGATGGCCCTATCGTGGTCTTCTACCATCACGAGCAGGTACTGCGAGCCTTGCAGGAGCGGGTGCCGGCCCCCTACATAGACGGATCGGTGCCTCCGACGCGCCGGGCAGAGCTGGTTCGGGAGTTTCAGGACGGCCGGCATCGGGTGCTGTACCTTTCCATCACGGCCGCTGGGGTGGGGCTTACCCTCACCGCAGCCGATACGGCGGTTTTCGTGGAGTACGACTGGGTGCCGGCGAACCTATTGCAGGCCGAAGACCGCATAAATCGCATCGGGCAAGCAAGCGAGGTTACCTATTACCACTACCTGACCAGCAAAGACCACGTGGAAAAGCTCCTACTGGACAAGATTTTAGAGAAGGCGGCCCTAGCGGAGGCCGTCTTAGGCGGGGAGAGCGGGCTTAGAGAAGCGCTGAAATAGCCCATGCGCCCGGTCGTGGTATGGCTTTTAGGGCTGACGCCTATCATGACCGGGGGCAAGTCTGCGGTTTTATGCGTATCTTTACGCATGGCCGACGCGAGCCGCACTTTTGAGATCGCCCTGCAATTCGTGCTTGAGCATGAGGGCGGAAAAGCTGACCATCCCTACGACCGAGGGGGTCTGACCTATCGGGGCATAGCCCGAAACGCATGGCCTAAGTGGGAAGGCTGGCAGTACATAGACAAGGGCACAGAGCCCCCGCTGGAAATGGTGCGGAAGTTCTATTACGAGAACTTCTGGCTACCGCTCAAATGCGACAGCCTCCCCGCGCCGATAGCCATTTTCCTGTTTGACAGCGCCGTCGGGAGTGGGCATGTTTTGCCTACGAAGTGGCTCCAAAGGGCAGTCGGCGCCAAAGATGACGGCGCAGTCGGGGACGAGACGATCCGCAAGGCCCAGCAGGCGAACCCCAAGATCGTAGTGGATAGCATGCATAGCAGTCGCGTCCTGCTTTACGATACCATTATCCGAAACGATAGCCGCCAGGCCGTTTTTCGCGATGGGTGGCTCAAGCGGACAATGAACCTCCTATCCCTGGTTTACCGCAATTACATTTGGCGCATTTAGGCGTTCCGCCGGTACTCCTCACGCCATTTGAACCGCCGTAACGTTATCCGCACACGGGCATACTTGGTATCATTCTCTATATTCACCTCCTCAAACTTCAGATTGCGTATTTCGGACGGGAGTAGCAGGTTATTTCTATTCACCACATCGCACTTTTCGGCGAACTTGAGCAAATCCACATGCGAAAGCTGGCAGGGGTCAAAGATGAGTAGCTCCACCTCGTACCGATCGGAGTAGGCGCGTACAATGTCCTCGGCGGCGTAGGCTGAGCTTACGAAGCTTTCAGACTCGTACTGGTCAGCGATGCGCTTTATCTGACCGATGAAGCGGGCCTTATGCTTGGCCCCCGACGGGACGGGCTTGCCTAAGACCGAACCCCTGAAATAGCCTATAAGGTCAATGTACGCCGAAGGCACCTCTGAGACCAGCTCAAAGCAAGTACAATAGTTCGCCAGCTCGCACCCTGTGAGGGGGGTGGTGAAGGTTTGCCAGTCGCCGTTTGCGTCCTGATAGAGGCCGTCCCAGTTTTCGCCAGAGACGGCGGGGATTTTAGGGACGCAGAAGTCTGGCGATAGCGGCGGGCCAGAGGGTGGATCTGGCGGGGCGGAGATGGCGAAGTCGTAGAAGTAGGACTCGTCTTCCTCTTTATTCCACTTGTCTGGTGTAATTTCTTTCCGCACGCTGTGCCGAACATGGAGGGTGTATTGGCCAGGGGGGAGGGCGGCCTTATTGAGCGTGATGGTGTATTTCCTGAACCCTAACGAAGGGCGAGCTATGACTAAGTTTGGATCACCCTCTGAATGCGAGCCAAGTATGCTGTTTGAAAAATAATCCTCTTTGATGTAACGCATCGTATGCATCACGGGCTTGTAGCCCTCTGGGCGGGTAAAGACGGTCGCCCGTATGTAGGTGTGGTAGGTATCGGAAGTGGGGACGGCGTTAAATGTTCTCACCGCCGTTATCTGCGTAGTCGTTTCGGTTACCACCGCATTCTGGTGGTCTATCTCAAAATACATTATATCCCCTTGGAAGGTTGTGGGGAAAGTCAGCTCATTGCTATCATACACGCTCCCGTCGGGCATGAATAGCCGCCATTTGAGGGTTATCGGGCCGCCAGCCCAGTTATTGAGGTCAAGGCCATAGCCGCCCGAAGGCTGGGTCAGCGCCGTCGGGATTACTGGCGGCTTGCGACGGGAGGGGACGGGGATAAAGAAGCTTTTCTTACTGCTGCTAAAAAACAAATCAAAGTTTTGCGCCTGCCATATTCTCACGCCCGTGCCGATATAATTCAGTGAAAGCGGGTACAAGTTAGTGCGTGCTGTAAAAGCCGAAACCGACGGGTAAGGGGTATTTACAATATCGGCGGTATCGTACTCTATTTCGTCAATCGGTATAAAGGTGTTCCCGACTTTTAGGAGGGTCTGAATGATGTATATACCAGCTGGAGGGTTGTCATGCGTGAAATGCCCCAGTAGGCTATCGTACCGAAAGATCGGGCCTTCATGTGCCTTCACCTGAAACACGCCCCCCGTCGGCGTACTGGCTGGCTCTTTATTTGTCATGACGGCCACCCATTCACCGCCGTCTTGGCCTATCATGACGCCCACAAACTCCGCCCCTGGTCTGTTTGTGATAGTGGGCACAGTACCAGTTTGCCCCGTAACTGGGTTCGTCAGCGCTGTGCTGTGGGGTATATCCTGTCTGGGGTGGTCGCTATCCCGTCCTGTAACGGCCAATACGTAGCGGGTAGGCGAAAATCCAGCTGGCGGGTTTAGGGTATAGGTGTTTGTACTGCTGTTGATACTCAGCGTCCCCGGAGGCAGAAAGGCCTGCGTTCGCCCTTTTCGGTTGGGGTGCAGAAGGAGGCAGGGAAATGTTAGGGCGGCGTCCCTAACTGGCACTGGGGCCTGCAAAAGCACCTCTATACGGCCATCGAGGGAGTAAAGGGATGTAGGCGCTTGCGTTTGTGGGTCAAGGTTGGTGCGGTAGGCGTAGAACTGCGTGCCGTCGATGATGAAGGCGCGGCGGCGGAAGCTCAAAGGGAACACACCGCTACCAAGGTTATCTATTGTGGGCTCAAGGGTCGCATACTTCTGTAGGTTGTAGGTGAGCGCAGGCGGGAGGTCGCTGGAAAGGGTGCTTATTTGCGCCTCTATGGCGTCGGCGTGCGGGGACGTGAAGGGGATTGCCGATAAAGGAGAGTTCGGGCCGCTATTGTTGCCGAAATGGAAGGATGGTTTTACCTCCACGCGGTCGTTCGTCATCGTGATAACTGCCCGAAGTGGGGACTGGATATTCGGCGTGCCACTGGGCATATTCGCATTGCTTATCCTAAAAGTTGCCGAAGCGCCGTTTATACCTATGATCTGGCATAGGAAGCCCGCATATTGCCCTGTCCCCCAGTGCAAAAACACATAAACGCCATCCCCTACTGCAAACCCTTCCTGTTCAAAGTCTTGGCCAAACAGGGTGAGGGAAAACGTATCACCCACCGTCCATGTACCGGTGTAAGCCGTTACGAAAGCGTTCGGGTCGGGGTTGTCAAGTGTCGCCCCTTGCGTCGGCTCGATCACCACGAAATACCTAGCCTTGATCCGTATCTTATACCTATCCAGCGGCGCGAGGATAAGCGTATCGGTCAGCGGGTCAAATGGCTGGTAGGTGTTCGTAGTAGAGTCTATGACGTCAAAAGAGAAGTCCCTGACTATCATAGGATGTAGGTAGTTTTTTGCGGCTGTAAGGTAGTAGGCATTTCGTAATCTACCTCGGCGTAGTCGCTATTGATAGCCCAGCGAAGCCTTCGCACACCTGGGAAACCCTGCTGCGCCAGACTGGTGTAGTCGTTCTCTGTGAAAGGTATCCGAACGCTCTCATAGACTTCGGCCAGTTTCTTCTGGTAGCGGTCGGCAATGAACCGATGAAGGGCCGTCTCAGCCCCAGCGTCCAGCCCAGTAAGCCCTTCGGCCATGATGATCTTCGCCTCAAAGTAGTCAGAGCCTACGATGATGTTGCCGGGAGGCATGGGGTCGGGTACGCGCACGCTCCGAACGATGCGGCGGGCCGCGCCCAGTATGCGGTTTAGGAAGCTGGCTAAGCCGTCCAGCTTTGAGGGTTGCGTCTTCACCTTCGCAGGCGCATACTCTATCGTTTGCCTATCCAGCCCCATGAAGCCAGAGTAGGCGATCTCTACGTTGTGCGGCAGCCCAGACGAAAACCTATCCGTGAAGTCCCTGAGTAGCCCAATGATCGTCCGCCCCGTAAAGTCGTCGGTATTCATGCGGTAAAACTCCGTATAGGCCACATTATGTAGCGGGAAAGGGCGGTATAGACTGGCGAACCGAAGCGTCCCGTTGGCCATGTAAATCTGGGCGTTTAGGATGCGCCTGGCTAAACCGATCAGCTCCGTCGCCTCCAAAGTATCCACATAATCCCCTATGAGCCAAATCTTTTTTAGCTCCGACGGGAGGGAGGCCGTATAGCCTGCCGCCTGCGTTACGTCGGTTATGGCGTCGTAAAGGTTTATGGCCTTTGTGGGCTTCCGTGTGGGGAGTAGGGCAATGAGCTGGTCTAAGACCTCAATGAACGCCGCCGCAAGGGCCGCAATAAATAGAGCGCGGATAGCAAACACCACCGCCTGAAAAATAGCCGCCGCAATCGGCCCCGTAGCTCCCCCAGCCGCATGCGCAACGGCGTTCGCTATATCTCTCGCAAGGTCGCTGGACTCCTTGATGATAGTGTAGAGAAGTAACATAGCGGCCGCTAAAAGCGCCGCCACAGTCGCATAATCCGCCTCCCGTTCCAGCGCCACCTCCACCGAAGCTATCGTAGATGGCCGCCGCCCCATGACCGCCCGCTCAAATAGCGCCAGCTCGTCAATCGTGATGCTGACTACCATGCGGTTACGCCCCCACTTCGCCCGTGAGGCCTCAATCAGCCCCTCCCAAGTCAGCCCACCGCCCAGTTTCAGCCGCACCCGAACGGGCTTGTACTGGCCATTGCGAAATGCCGCATCCACCGCCTGATAGGCCTGATCCAGTAAGACCACGTTGTCAATACTGGCCTCGATGGAAAAGCGCTCCGCATCGCGGGTTACATTCAGCTCCGCCGTTTCCCACTTACTCCACTCCGTGACCCGCTGACCGCCTACGTAAAGCTCAATATACCTCATAGACTCCTATTGATTTTTTTCACGCTGTTCTGCCTTTTCACGACTATGACCATCGTATCAAGAAACCGATTATAGTCAAAGCTTACCTTCTCACCAGCCACTAACTTCGGCAGGTCTTCATTCTTCACGCCACCCAACTGCTTATTTATGTGCGCTGGAACTATCCGTTCCCCCTCATGTACCCGTACGATTAGCGCATCACGTACGGCGTTAGGTATCCGCACCCCCTCCCGCACGTACTCAGTCCCATGGTAGAAAGTCGGGAGCTTGGAAATAACTTGACTGAGTAGGGTTATATCCCGGATCGTTTGGGCTAAGGCGTTCGGCGTCCCGCGTTCCAAAAGCTGCACATAGGTTTTGACCGCCGCCAAGGCAAACTCCCGCCGCTGGGCTCGCTTTTTCAGCTGCTCCTGTTGCTGTACCAGCTGGGCCTCCTGTGCCTCTAAGGCGGCGATGCTTTCCGATGCTGCCAAAGCCCCCTGTTTCGCTAAGCCCTCAAAGACCGATATCCTATGCTGCAAAACCCCTCGCTGGCGCTCCAACTTAGACAACGAACGTTCCTCTATCCGCTTCATGTACGCATCAAACGCATCCGCTATCGCTTCCAGCGCCTGCAAGTACTCTTTGAGGATTTCCTTTTGCGCCTGAACCCCGGCCTGCGATAGCTTTTTCAGCTGGGCATTCAGCTGCGCTATCAGTGCCTCCTGCTGGGCTATTTCCAGTTCCAGACGCTTCTCGCCAGTAACCCGGTACATCTCCCGGAGCACGTTTAGCCGCTCCCGTGCGGCCTCAAGCTCTATCTCCACAAGCCGCCGTTCCCGGTATTTGACGAAATCCTCCTCTTTCGCAAAGTTTTCCCGCTCCGTCTCCAGCTTCGCCTTGGCCAACTCAGCCCTGAATTTTATATCCTCATCCGCACTTTTCAGCTGCGCGGCTATGATCGCCCGCGTTTTCGCCTCCTCTAAGCGCTGGATTAGCTCTGTTTCCTCAGCCCCAAGCTCCTCAGCAGCCTTCTGCACCTCCTCAATCATGGCATCATACCGCTCCCGGATGGCGCTAATCTCGCTGATCAGGGCATCCTGTTGCAGCTCCTCGCGGATTTTGGCCAGTTTCTTGGCGTTTTCGGCCACGATCTCGGCGTCTTTGCGCGCAAACTCGACCTCTAACTTGGCAATGCTGCTTTCGTATTCATCTTGTAGCTGTTTCAGAAGCTCTG